TCTATTTTAAAAAGTGGAATGATTAGATTTAATCCATTAACAAAAATGGATGATATGGATGAAGCAGAAATAAGAGATTTTAAAAACTTTGCGAAGTATGTATTTGTAAGTTCTTGGACAAGCGATTCAAGAGAGAGCATACCGTTTTGGAATATGTATACAAGAGATATGTCGGGTATTCGATTGCGGCTTAAGGCATTTCCATTTGAAACATATGAGTGGGATTATAGTCCGGAAAGTCAAGCTATTAGCGATTTGAAACCTAAATATTTTCCAAAAGAACTTGCAGAAAATGATAGATATGCTATACTTCCATTAGCTTTCAATTTGTTTTTTTTACCGGTTGAATATACAGATGATGAGGGGAAAATATATCCATCAATTCAGAAGATAAATGGTTCAAATTTCACGATGGAGTTAAACGAGGTTGGAAAATATAAACGAAAAGAATGGGAATTTCAGTCTGAGTGGCGTTATAGACTTGTTTATTTTGATGCAGGCGTCAAAGAACTTGGAGTAGACCCTGGTAAGGCTCTTGAAAGAATGGAAAAGGGGGCTGAACCAGCAATTGACCATGTGGATTTAAAACTTACTAAAGAAAGTTTGAGTGATGTGGAGATATTAACTGGTCCTAAAATGTCATCAGGTGATAAAGAGTTACTTAGATTATTATGTGAGAAATATTGTACAAAAG